GGATGCGTGGACTTGGATATCCAGAAAGTTTAGAAGAAATTTATACATTTCAAAAAACTGGAACTATAAATCCAAGACTTGAATCTCAAAAGCAACTGGGACTTTTTTCTGATGGTACTCTTCAAGTTTTAACGAATTCATCAATTCCAAATTTTCAAGTTGCCTTTAAAGATTTATTTCCATACTCATTAGGAACTTTATCATTTGATGCAACAGCAACGGACATTCAGTACTTTACAGCAGACGTGAGTTTCAAGTATACTATCTACAATATAGTAGATCTTGGTGGCAATCCTTTATGAGTATAGACCTTGATGTAATTCAAAGAATGTGGGAACAAGATTCTAAAATTGATACCGACAATTTACATACAGAATCATTAAACATTCCCGTTCTTCATTCAAAATATTTTGAAATATATAATACAATTTTTTTATTAAAGAAACGAGCAGAACAACAAAGAAAAGGTATTAGACATCAAAGATATGAATATTTCACCGGTAAAGCAGACCCAGATGTTTATATAGAAAACCCCTTTCCCAAAAAAGTGAGGGACAAAGAAACACTTCAAGGATATTTGGATTCAGATGAAAAATTATCACAAATTTCTTTAAAGGTCGAGTACTACGAAACAATGCTCACGTATATCGATAGCATTCTCAAAATGATCGCAAACAGAACGTATCAAATTAAGAATGCTATCGAGTTTATGAGATTTACTGCTGGATTAGGTTAAATAAATACTCATAGTATTATGATTACTATGAGTGACGTAATTATTGAAAAGAAAAATGAAGTGCATCTAAAACTTCATTGTGATCCACATATTTTATATGAACTTCAACCATACTTTACATTTGAAGTTGAGTCTGCAAAATTTATGTCCCAGTATAGAAGTAGACACTGGGATGGAAAGATTCGTCTGTTAAGCACTCATACTGGAGAGATTTACGTTGGGTTATTAGATAAAATAATTGATAAACTCACTCTTCATAATTATACGTATAAGTTTAAAGAAAATAAATTTTATGGTCAACCTTTTGAAATAAATGATATGATATCATTTGAGGGTGTAAAAGACTATATGAAGTCTATATGTTCTCATTCTCCTAGAGATTATCAAATTGAGGGAGTATACGATGCTTTAAAACACAATAGAAAATTATTGATAAGCCCCACTGCGAGTGGCAAATCTCTGATGATTTATTCTCTTGCAAGATATTATGTTGAGAGAGGGCAAAAAATTCTTTTAGTTGTTCCAACGACATCTCTTGTAGAGCAAATGTACAAGGATTTTGGGGATTATGGTTGGGATGTTGAATCATATTGTCACCGCATTTATTCTGGAAGAGAAAAAACAAATGAGCATCCCGTTACTATTACAACATGGCAATCAGTATATAAACTAGAACGTTCATTTTTTGAAGATTATGGAGTTATTATAGGTGATGAAGCTCATTTATTCAAGAGCAAATCATTGATTGAAATCATGACTAAACTTCATCATGCAAAATATCGTTTTGGGTTTACAGGAACTTTAGATGGAACTCAAACTCATAAATGGGTTTTGGAAGGTGTATTTGGACCTTCATATAAAGTTACAAGAACAATAGAGTTGATGGAACAAGGATATATTTCTGAACTGAATATTCAGTGTCTTGTTCTTAAGCACTTACCACAAAAATTTGAAACTTATGAAGATGAAATCCAATATTTAATTAGTCATGAACAGAGAAATAAATTTATTACAAATCTTTCTTTAGATTTGAAAGGAAACACTTTAGTTCTTTATAGTCGAGTAGAAACTCACGGAGCAATACTTTACGAACTGATAAATACTCATAAGCAAGGTGATCGTAAAGTATTTTTTATTCATGGTGGAGTGGATACTGAAGAAAGAGAGTTGGTGAGAGAAATTACAGAAAGAGAAAACAACGCAATTATTGTTGCTTCTTATGGAACATTTTCTACTGGTATTAACATTAAGAACCTCCATAATGTTATCTTTGCTTCACCCAGTAAATCGAGAATCAGAAATCTTCAGTCAATTGGAAGAGTACTTAGAAAAGGAAAAAATAAAACTAAAGCAATCTTGTACGACATCTCTGATGATTGTACTTATAAATCAAGAAAAAATTATACCTTAAATCATCTTATTGAACGTATAAAAATATATAACGAAGAAAATTTTAACTATGAAATCACCACAATACAATTAAAAAAATGATAGAAGAGGATTTTTACTGCACTCTTAAATTAAAAACAGGTGAAGAAATATTTGCTAAAGTAGCAGCTTCAGAAGAAAATGATAGAACTATGTTAATTGTTTCGAACCCAATAGTTATTTCTGAAATAAAAAATAGATCTAAAACAGTGGGATATAAAATAGAACCTTGGTTAAAGACTACTACAGAGGACATGTTTATTATTAATTTGCAAGATGTTCTTACTCTTTCAGAATCCTCTGATATTGAAATGATAATGATGTATCAATCTTATGTTCGTCAATCTGGTAAAGAAAAAAATAATGAGTCAAGGATTACACGTAGAATGGGATACATATCTAATGTTAACGATGCTAAAGAAATACTAGAGAAGATCTTTAAGCTTTCTTAAGACATAACTTATGAACCCTCACAAAGGTTATTATACACAGTTTCTGAAACCTTGTCAACCATTTACATAAGTGTTATAATATCTACATAATAATGATAAAAACTTATGATAACCACAGCAGTTATGGCCAAGAGAAAAAGGTCAGAGCATTACGTTAATAACAAGGAGTTTCTTGCAGCACTCATCAAGTATCGTGAGGATGTGGAGATTACTTTTATTCGTTTAAATGGAAGAGAACCTACAAAAGAAGATAGATCAAAAAGATGGGAAACAAAACCTCAAATCCCCAGATATG